CACATATGAAGAACGCCATTCGTACAGTTTAGATGCCATTGGCGAGTACGAACTCAACGAACGCAAGACACAGTTTGAAGGCACCCTGGATGCTTTGTACAACCAACACTTTAAAAAGTTTATTGAATACAACAGACAAGATACACTGTTGTTGCACAAACTGGATCGTAAACTACAGTTCTTGAGTCTAGCCAGCGAACTGGCACACGCCAATACTGTGCTACTACAAACCACAATGGGTGCTGTGGCAGTGACTGAGCAGGCCATTATCAATGAAGCGCACGAACGTGGCATGGTAGTGCCCAATCGCAAGCAACGACTCACAGACGATGACACCCAGGCCGCAGGTGCGTATGTTGCGTATCCAAAGAAGGGCCTGCATGACTGGATTGGATCAGTCGACATCAACAGTCTATATCCATCGGCCATTCGTGCCATGAACATGGGACCAGAAACTGTAGTAGGCCAACTGCGTCCCATCATGAGTGATCACTACATCAAAGAAAAAATTGCCAAGGGTGCAAGTTTTGCGGCTGCCTGGGAGGGCTTGTTTGGCAGTTTGGAATACACTGCGGTAATGGAACAGCAACGTGGCACAGAGATCACTATTGACTGGCAAGATGGCACAGAAAGCACACACAGTGCCGCAGAGATCTGGACCATCATGTTTGACAGCAATCAGCCTTGGATCATGAGTGCTAACGGTACTATTCTCACATACGAAAAGAAGGGTATCATCCCAGGCTTGTTGGAACGTTGGTACAGTGAACGTAAAGAACTACAGGCCAAAAAGAAAACAGCCCGGGACAAGAAAGAAGAAGCATTCTGGGACAAGCGACAGTTGGTCAAGAAGATTAACTTGAACTCGTTATATGGTGCTATTTTAAATCCTGGTTGCAGGTTCTTCGATCATCGCATTGGACAAAGCACTACACTAACTGGTCGTGCCATTGCCCGGCACATGGATGCACACATCAACGAATGTATCACAGGTGTGTATGATCACACCGGCGAAGCCATCATCTATGGTGACACAGACTCCTGCTACTTTACTGCGTGGCCAGTGCTGAAGAAAGAAGTAGCAGAAGGTCGTATGGCGTGGAACAAGGAAACTGCCATTGCCTTGTATGACTCTATTGCTGAACAAGTGAATGAGAGTTTTCCAGGCTTCATGGAACAGGCATTTCACTGTCCAAGAGAGATGGGTGCGTTGATTGCGGCAGGTCGAGAACTGGTGGCAGATCGTGGCCTGTTTATCACAAAGAAACGCTATGCTGTGAACATCATTGACTTGGAAGGCAAGCGACTGGATGTGGAAGGCAAGAAGGGCAAGACCAAGGCCATGGGCCTGGACTTGAAGCGTAGTGATACACCTAAGGTAATTCAAGACTTCTTGTTGGAAATTCTAAATAGTACATTGCATGGTGCTGACAGAGATTCCATTGTAGCACGTATTCGTGAATTCAAATATGAGTTTATGGAACGTCCGGGCTGGGAAAAAGGGTCGCCCAAGCGTGTGAACAACTTGACCAAGTATGGTGCAGAAGAGGCAAGGCTTGGCAAAGCCAATATGCCAGGACATGTGCGAGCTGCCATGAACTGGAACAACATGCGGAAAATGAATGGCGACAACTACAGTATGCAAATTGTTGATGGTATGAAAACTATTGTGTGTAAACTTAAAAGCAATGCTCTTGGGTGGACGTCAATTGGTTATCCCACAGATGAACAACGCTTGCCTGCTTGGTTCACAGAACTGCCATTTGATGATGGATTGATGGAGGCCACTGTTGTGGATCAAAAAATTGACAACTTGTTGGGTGTGCTGGATTGGGACTTGGCAAGTGCCACCAACACAGAGAATACATTCCAAACTTTATTTGAATGGTGATCTATGAAACTTAGTGAATTAGTTGCATACCGCAATCATTTGTCAGAGTTTGATGTTAACACCATCCAATATACTGCACGGCATAAGCTAGAAGAAATTGTGTATAATGTACAGAACAGTGTGATACAGCCACGTGCATTTACACAAACTCTGCAGGAAGATCAAACTCGTGTAATAACTGCTTTTGATCATTTTAGTTCTACACTGGTTGAATTAATAAGCGAACTAGACAGCATGATTGAGACGGCTGAAAAAACACAGTATGCCGAAAGCACCAGGTTATACAATGAAGCGGTAGCACGGTATGGTCGACTTGACGAGCCTACTAATAAAAAGGTCAATCAACAAATTCTAGATCGTCGCATGCCAATGACTGCAGACGTTCAACAAATGATTTCTAACCGCATTAAGAGCTATGTTGATTGGAAATATCCTGGCCTAATTATTCGCCCCGGAGTTGAAACATTTATAAGTGACTTGGTAGCACTGGATCCTCTATACCTTGTTGACTACAGCGCGGAACTATTGCAGCCAGCATTGAGTACTTTTCCAGAAGAGTACCAACGCAGACTGCGAGTATACGAACAAAACCCATGCTCAACCAACGTGCTAGACGCACTGCCAGACAATCAATTTGGCATGTGTCTTGCATTTAACTTTTTTGAGTTTACCCCACTCGAAGTGGTGGAGCAATACTTACGAAACATCTTTAATAAACTACGCCCAGGTGGTATATTGGCAATGACATTCAACGACTGCGACCGAGCACATTGTGTTGCGTTGGTTGAAAAGAATTTCTGTTTCTATACTCCGGGAAACCGAGTAAAAGCAATTGCAAAATCAATTGGATACCGACAAATGTTCAGTTGGACAGACATGGGCAATCTAACCTGGCTAGAACTGCGTAAACCTGGCGAGCTTGAAAGCATCCGTGGTGGACAGACTTTGGCAAAAATAGTTAACAAATAACTTGCAAAATCTAAATAAACCATATACAATACACAATAGGAGAATTAAACATGAGAGATCATTTATTAGACTTAGTCGAACACACACTTGATTTGGGTGTAATCGATTTGGTAAAAATTACAGGCACAGAAGAAGACACAGTTATTTCTGGGCTGGCAGAAGACAGGTCTGTAGTAGTTGAGGGCAAGTTTGCCAATCCAGTTCCAGACTTCGTTGGCAACTTCGGCATGCCTAACTTGAGCAAACTAAAAATCTTGTTGAACTTGCAAGAGTATCGTGAAGATGCCAAACTCAGCATCACACGGCGTAGTACCGGCGAGCCCGACGGCATTAACTTTGAAAACAAGTTAGGTGACTTTAAAAACAGTTATCGCTTTATGGCCAGTGAGATTGTGAATGAGAAACTTAAAACTGTCAAGTTCAAAGGTGTCAACTGGCACATTGAGTTTGAGCCAACCAATGCCAGCGTCATGCGTTTAAAAATGCAGGCACAGGCCAACAGTGAAGAAACAAACTTCCAAGCAAAAACAGAAAATGGCAATTTAATGTTTTTCTTTGGTGACCATTCAACACACGCAGGCAACTTTGTGTTCCAACCAGGCATCACTGGTCAATTGAAACGTGCGTGGTCATGGCCCATCAAGACATTTATTTCTATCATGGATTTAACAGGCGACAAAGTTGTCAAGATCAGCGATGATGGTGCCGCAATGATCACAGTTGACTCTGGTCTTGCTGTTTACAACTACATCTTACCTGCACAGAGCAAGTAATGGGTAATCCTCTTCTTTCTCTTGGTTGGAAAATTACCGATTGGAACGGCCGGGGTAAAGGGATACATCATCTTGGAGTCAATAATAAAAATTACATATATATAAACATTCCAAAAAATGCTAGTACTTGGATGAAAGACAAATTTAATGGAAATAATATTAATTATATTAAAGATCCCATTGATGATGCTACGTATGTGGTTGTGCTTAAAGATCCGATAGACCGATGGATCTCAGGTGCGGCGCAGGCCTTTGTTGGCTGCTCTCCGGAGAATCCTCATTTTTTTCTAAATATAGGATTCAATGATATATTTGATCATATAGTGTTTGACGAACACACAGCACCACAAACCATGTTTTTAGACAATATAGATCATGCACGAACTGTATGGTTTAATTGTGATAATTTTTTGTCCGAAACATGGAATCACTGGGCGGTTGATAAAATCGTTCCTAGGAAACAATCAAAATGGCATACAGATATTCATAATCCATACAATATATCTGCATTAGGAAAAGCTAACCAATTTCCAGGATGGTATGATAAATCTAAAACAGTTGTTGGCTGGACGCAACAACAAATAAAAGATATGCTTACCGAACATCTAAATACCTGTCCAACACATATGGTCCACCTCAAAGAATACTATAAAATAGATTACGATCTAATAGAGTCAGTGAAATTTTATGACGCAAGATAACTTAACTGCCAAACAGAATGACTATGCTGTGTTCTTGCCTGCCATTTCAGGATTCTATGCCACGTTCATAGGCAAGCAACGTGACCCAGTTAATGGGCCATACATAGAACCTGCACGTATGCCACAGGGCATGCCGGACATGGAACAGATGAATTGGCTCAACAGTCAAACGGGTCTGTTCCCATATCGGTGGAGTTTGTACTCCGGTGGTCATGCTAATTTGGATTTGACCAAGCAGGACTGGTCAGAGGACATGGTTCGTAATCGAGAACCTGGCACTGTAATATTAGGCGACTCAGGTGGATTCCAGATTGCTAAAGGCTTATGGGAAGGCGATTGGAAAGCCAACTCAGGCTGTGCCAAAGCACAAAAGAAACGTGACGCTGTGCTTAAATGGTTAGACGGTGTGTCTGACTATGGCATGATCCTAGATATTCCAACCTGGGTCATTCATGACAAGAAAGCATCGGCGGCTTGTCAAATTACCACACTGCAAGAAGCAGTTGACGCTACCAAGTTCAACAACGATTACTTTATGAAGCATCGTAAAGGTGTTAAGAATGGTGGTGCCAAATTCTTGAATGTGTTGCAAGGTGCCAATCATGCTGATGCAGATCGCTGGTATGACATGATGAAAGAGTACTGTGATCCGATAAAATATCCCGACACACACTTTAATGGGTGGTCAATGGGTGGTCAGAACATGTGCGATGTGCATTTGGTGCTACGACGATTGGTAGCACTGCGTCATGATAACTTGTTGCAACCGGGTGTTCATGATTGGATGCATTTCTTGGGCACAAGCAAGTTGGAATGGGCTGTGTTACTCACCGTGATTCAAAGGGCTGTTAGAAAGTATGTGAATCCACAATTTACTATTTCCTTTGATTGTGCCAGCCCATTCCTTGCCACAGCCAACGGACAAGTGTACCACGAGATTGTGTTGCCACACAACGGCAAGTGGAGTTACAGAATGAACCCCATTGTGGATGACAAGAAATATGCCGCAGACACACGCCCATTCAGTCAAGGTGTTGTGGCAGATGGATTGGTTGATACATTTGAAGACAGTCCTATCAGTCAGCATTTACAAATGAAAGATATTTGCTATTACAAGCCAGGTGACCTAAATAAGATTGGTAAGGAAGGCAAAACCAGTTGGGACAGTTTCTCGTATGCTTTGCTAATGGGCCATAATGTTTGGTTACACTTAGAGTCTGTACAACGTGCCAATCGTGAATTTGATGCTGGCAATAGGCCTCGAATGATGTGGGACACATGCGGTGACCATACCAAGTTTGAGGACATTGTAGAAGCAATCTTTGCCACTGCTGATCGTGCCGAAGCAGAAGCCATTATTGAATCCTACGATCGTTATTGGATGGACATTGTGGGCACACGTGGGTTCAAAGGCAAAAAAGCCAAGAACGCACACACTCAATTCAACAGCCTGTTCGAAACTGTTGACACAGATACCGAAGATAGTGTACAATCAGATGAAGAGGAATTGTCTGTAGACAATTTGGATAAACTTGAACAGGAACAATCTAAATGAACCGAGCAGGCCACGAAAATGTTAAGTTTTTCACAGGCACAGAAGTAGAACATACTCCAGCATTTGGTAAGAAAACATTGTTTGTAGTGGGGTTACAGCCAGTCAGTGAAATTCAAGATTGGCTAGATGACTTTGCCTTGTATGAAGATGCAACACAACACATTGAGCACATTTATTTTGGTGCCAATCAGAGTTTTCCTTCTAGCATACAAACCAATGATTCTGTGTTTTGGTCTCCCTGGGAACAGATGATCCAACATTTTTTAAACAAAGGACATCTATGCACACTAGACATTGATATCAAGTGTGTTGAGGGATTGCTTGAAGGTGGATTGTGCGAGCACAATAACTTTATTCCAATGATCTCTGTAAAACTTCCTTACATCCGTCTGCTGGGGTATAATACCACACTTAAAATAGACGATCGAGACTTTGCGGCAACCAACCCTGGTGTTTGGTGCCATAGCCTACACACATTACAAAATCGAAACAAATTCACTCCATGGTCTAAATACACAAAGGACGAGAAATTATGATCGATCCCGGCAATAAGAATTTTTGTCCGGCGCCATGGATTAGTGTCTATGTTGAACCTAGTGGACGAGTAGATAACTGTTGTGTTGGCCGCAACAATCTTGGCAATTTAGATGAAGTTGATTCGGTTGCGGAAATGCTAACTGGTCCAACCAATATTAACATTCAACGTAGTATGTTGAACGATCAGGTTGTGCCTGGTTGTGCTTGGTGTCATGGCGGAATAGATGGCGGACTAAATACCCTGCAAGTAAACATGCTACAGAATTTTCCTAACAAGGATGATTCTATATATCAAGTTGGGACGTTTGATCTTAGGTATTTAGATGCACGATGGAGTAATACTTGTAACCTGGCCTGTGTGTATTGTCATCCTACTGTTAGTTCGCTGTGGGCACAAGAACTTGGGCGCACTATTAAAATTGAGCGCAGAGACAAAAACAATTTTTTGAAATACGTGCTAGACAACGTAGAATCTTTAAAAGAAGTGTACTTAGCTGGCGGCGAACCGCTGCTAATGAAGGAAAACGAACTATTACTTGATGAACTTGCTGTTCGCAATCCTGATTGTAAACTTTTAATTAATACAAATTTACTGAATACCGATACTAAGATTTACCAACGTTTGATTAACATGACTAATGTAAGATGGTTGGTTAGTTTTGATGCTACTGGTGTCGAATACGAGTACCTGCGTTGGCCGGGCAAATGGACAGAGTTTGAAAATAATCTTTTGCAACTCAAACGTGACGTTCCGTTACATTGTATTTCGTTTAATATGGTTTTTCTCTCTTTGAATGCAATGTCAGTTTGGAACACAATTGATTGGTTACGTGATCAAGGATTCCGACTCCAAACAGCTTCATTAACAGTATACCATAACGGTACAGGTCCTGGACCATTTGATCCTCAAGGTCTAAGTGTTGAGTACCGAAATCAAGTGATTGAGCGTATGCAACAAAAAGATTATTCCAATATAACTGGTTATCAAAATGTTGTCAAAAGTCTTGCAAATACTGAACAAATTAGTGTAACATTTGTTGACGCATTAAAAAACATTGATGATCGCAGAAATCTAAATAGTAGACAACTTTTCCCCGACGTATATAAATCTATAGAGAGTAATTTATGACACAAAGAGAACAGGCACTGGTAGAACAATCTATTAGAATCATGAACCAGGCAGAAAGAAAAATCTGGATCACATTCCGCAAAGAAGGCATCCACAAGTATCCGGCTGCCGCAGATGATCCTGCATTGGCCACAGGTGACGAGTATGATGTCAGCTTTCTTGGCGTGCCGCATAGACATATCTTTCATTTCCGTGTTTGGATTAATGTATTTCACAACGATCGTGACATTGAATTTATTCAGTTTAAACGCTGGCTAGAGAATCTCTACGCAGGCGGAACACTGGAACTGAACTTTAAGAGTTGTGAAATGATCAGCGATGATCTGTACTTACAAATTGCCGCTCGGTATCCTGACCGTGCAGTGTGGATTGAAGTGGCCGAGGATGGCGAGAACGGCGCTTTGATCAAATATGAAATTTCTCGTCCCAATCTTAACATTAAAATTTAAAAGGAACTACCATGGGTAAACAAGCAGTATATTCTAACCCCAAGGCCCAGGCCGCACAGGATGAGCTGGATCACTTTCTAGACTTCTGTCGCGATTTTGGATATCGCTTCAACGAAGCAGACCTGTATAACTTCAAGAGTTATGCATGGCAACAATACAACAAGTACTCACAGGGCAAAAATGCTCGTGACATGTGGGCAGAGGACGCTCGTCGTTTGAATAGAAATATCTAACATGAGAAAACTATTCTACATGGGTCTCGAGAGTTACGAGGCTCGCTATACACTACAACTTACAGAGTGGAACCGGCGTGTGTTTGATAGACGTGGGCTTGATGTAGTTTATGTTCCTGGCACAACCATTGACAACTCACAGGCAATCTCTGTAGGACAAGTGCTAGACGCACATGGTCGCAGTTATTTCAGCATGAGCCAGATGATGAACTTGGTTCAAATGATGCGCAAAGGAGAAGTTACAAGTGAAGATGTTATCTACTTTGAGGACATGTTTCAACCAGGCATTGAGAGCTTACCATATATATTTGATCAAATTCCTGCTGATCAGCGTCCCAGGGTATATGTGCGCTGTCTTGCTCAGTCCATTGATCCTGATGATTTCGTACATGTATGGGGTATGGCAAAGTGGATGGGACTCTACGAACACATGGTTAATGAGTTCGTTACAGGAGTTCTCGCCACAAACGAAGAGATGGTTGCTCATATGCGCATTGCTGGATGGCGTGCTCCTATATATAATATTAGTGGCCTAGCATTTGGCAAAGAAGAAGTGCTAGAGCGAATTGGTGGTGCAGAGAATATCCGACCATTTGGCGAACGCAAACGTCGTGTAGGCTTTGCCGCACGGTTTGACCAAGAGAAGCAACCTGACTTCTACATGGACTTGATTGAAATGTATGGATACATGACCAAAGAACCGTGCGAGTTTGCCATCTTCTCTGGTGGTCCATTGCGCAGTAACAATCCCAAGTATCTTGAACGTGCTAGAATGTACGAGCAAGAAGGCAAGTTAAAAATTTATGATAATCTAAGCAAAAATGACTACTATAATCTTGTTAATGATACTCGGGTGCTATTCAATTGTGCTTTACAAGACTGGGTATCTAACACTGTTTCTGAAGCCGATACTCTTGGGTGTAATGTGTTATATCCTGCTTATCGTAGTTTCCCCGAAACATTCGCTAATGACCCTAATAGGCTCTACGTGCCTTGGAGCATAGATGATGCCTATCACAAGATGCAAAACCTATTGCGTGAACCACATCACAACATGGGCTTGATCTCAGACTGGAACAACGGCACTATTGATCGAGTGATTGATATTATGACTGGACAAGGCGAGCAATGGAATCGTGCAGGCAATCGCTATCGTGATCATACTGCACATGAGAAGTACCAAGTGAGAAGAATCGAAGAATGAACACAGTAGTCACAGGCGTTGCTGGATACATTGGTGGACAAGTTGCCTTGCAGTTAAAAGACGCAGGGCATACAGTTGTGGGCATCGATCGCAGACCTTTACAAAAACATCAAAAAGGTCTGCTTGATAGTTTTGTACTGGCAGACTTTGACAGTGATACTGCATTTAAAAAGTTATTAAACGTACGACCTGATGCTATTGTACACTGTGCAGGAACCAGCTTGGTTGGTCCTAGTATTAAGAATCCAAGTGAATACTACTTTAACAATGTGGCCAAAACACTGGAGTTGATTACTTTCATAACACGAGCCATGCCTCAAACTAGGTTTATCTTTAGTTCCAGTGCGGCCACATACGGCGAACCTGTGATGGTCCCGTGTGACGAAGTTGATCCCACTGAGCCAGTTAGCCCGTATGGCGAAAGTAAACTGATGATTGACATGATGTTGGAATCGTACCATCGAGCATATGGGCTTGACTATGTTTCGTTTCGTTACTTCAACGCCTGTGGTGCAGATCCCCGAGGGCGTCATGGACAAGAGCCCGGTGCCACACACATCATTGCTCGTGTGTTAGAAAGCATTCGTGACAATCAAGAGTTTACACTATACGGTGACAACTATCCCACGCCAGACGGAACATGCATTCGTGACTATGTACACGTGGATGATATTGCTCGGGCTCATGTGTTGGCGTTGGATCAAACAATTCCTGCAGGCATTTACAATCTTGGATCAAACATGGGCACCAGCAATCGCGAAATCATTGCGGCTGCTGAACGCATTACCAACAAGACATTAACGGTCACAGTAGGTGAACAACGTGTGGGTGACCCTCCCATGCTCACTGCCAGTGCAGATAAGTTTAATGCGGTGGCCGGTGCATGGCAATCGCATAGCTTAGATGATATGATTCAACACGCTTGGGCATGGTATGTTCGATAAAATACTACAGTTTGAAAGAGCACTGGCAGAGTTTACAGGTGCTCCGTATGCTGTGATGACTGATTGCTGTACACATGCTATTGAACTGTGTTTACGTTATGATCAAGTCACAGAGTGCAAGTTTACTCCTTACACCTATTTGAGTATTCCAATGACCATGCACAAGCTAGGCATCAAGTACGAACTGCTAGACCATGAATGGCAACGTTGGGTAGGTGAATATCCTTTCCTAGAAACACGCATTTGGGATTCAGCACGTAGACTTGAAAAGGGCATGTACCGTGAAGGCGCCATGCAATGCTTGAGTTTTGGTTACGGTAAACCCCTGCACATTGGGCGTGGTGGAGCAATCTTGTTGGATGATGTTGTTGCATATGATACTATATTGGCACAACGATATGATGGTAGAGATTTGACCATATCGCCGTGGGAAACACAACAAGTGTTCCGAGTTGGATATCATTACAAGCCCACAATCGAAGAAGCTGTTCGTGGCCTAGAGTTGTTGGAAGATGTAAAAGTAAATCGGCCGAAGCCAATCCCGGTTGATTACCCAGATTGCAGAAAAATAACCATTGTTCCTTGACAACGACCTAAATACCCTGTATAATAACACAATGGCAATCCACTGCCTTAACATCGGAGACTATGATTGAAAAAAGAATTTGCACCAGATCCAGTGTTTCACTCGGATACTAAAAAGAAATTTACACCAGACCGCTTTGGCAACAATGCCACGGAATCATCCACAATTACAACAGCAACTGAAATTATGTCAGACAAAGATTACCAAGAAGGTTACCTAGGCGATGCTATTCGCTTCAAGATGAAACGTGACAACAAACGTTTCTGGGCAGGCGATAACGTCAGTGACTACCTGCACCAAGGTGATGTAGAACAACTAATTGACGAAGCCGCAGAAGCATTTGAAACAGTGCTGGATCGATTGCTGATTGATCGTGAAACAGATCCCAACTCAAAAGGCACAGCAAGACGTCTTGCTAAAATGTATTTTAACGAAATTATGGCAGGTAGATATGAACCAGAACCAGATGCAACCGCTTTCCCAAATGACTCAGCGGATCGATATGAAGGAATGCTTGTGGTGCGTAGTGAGCTTCGCAGTATGTGCAGTCATCACCACCAACCTGTCAGTGGCGTTGCTTATATCGGGATTATTGCCGCTCAAAAGCTCATTGGCCTTAGCAAGTACACTCGTATTGCTCAGTGGTGTGCTCGTCGTGGCACACTACAAGAAGAACTTGCTAATGACATTGCCCGCGAAATAATGCGAGCCACAGATGCCACAGACGTTGGTGTTTATATTCAAGCAGTACATGGATGTTGCGAGAATCGCGGCATTATGGCACACAGTAGTCTAACACAGACCACTGTGCTTAAAGGTGCGTTTAACACAGATCAAAGTACAAAGAAAGAGTTTTTTGACAATATTAAATTACAACAGGACTTTGCTCCAAGATGACCTATGTTGTAACTGACGACTGCATTTTATGCAAACACACAGACTGTGTTGATGTATGCCCGGTAGATTGTTTTGTCGAAGGACCAAACTTTTTGGCCATTGATCCAGACGAATGCATTGACTGTGCAGTATGTGTTCCAGAATGTCCAGTAAATGCAATTTATGCTGAAGAGGATGTTCCGGAAACGCAACGGGCATTTATAGCTATCAATGCTGAGCTGGCAAAGCTATGGCCTGTTATTACCAAAAGTAAGGCACCACTGCCAGACCATGAAAAATGGACCAATGTACCAGATAAACTACAGCACTTAGACCGTGGAACGATATAAAAACTTTGTCATTTACGGCCCAGGGCGTACTGGTAGCCACTGGGTTGAATCTTTGTTGATCGGATTATTAGCACCAACTGCATTCCGGTATTCAAACTGTACTCTTTTGCCTGGCAGTTGGATATATCACACCAACAACGTTGACGAGTTATTGGAAATACCTCGAGAGATAAGAGATTCTGTTACATTGGTTGTTTGTGATCGGTCAAATTATTTTGATGTGGCTGTCAGTTATTTTGTGGCAAAACACACAGATGAATTTTTTGTCTATACAGATACCCCAGTGGCTCCATTCAATGTGGATCCTGACGACTTTACAAATTTATTACATGGGTTGCATATTACATATCAGTTGGTCGATTCAGAAGTTATGTCAAGGTACAACAGTGTGATCCGCATCGACTACAATAGTTTAGTGGGTGCCGCTGTTCCAGAAAAGTATGTGGCCGACCAACTGGGCATTGATTACATAGTAAATTCCGAATACACACACCAAAGTATTAAAAATCCAAGAAATTACAAAGAATTAATCTTAAATTGGGAAGAATTGCACCAAGTTTATCAAAAATGGCTAGTTGACCAATAATTCTTAATTTGTTATAATACGTGTACATTAAACAACTCTTGGTGAAAGTATTATGCGTTTTATTATTAGCACAATTGGGCTGGTTTTATTCCTAACTGGGTGTGGTGGCGGAGGTGGGGCTGGAACTCCGATAACCGGGCCTGGTGCCACTGCAATAGAAACTACTATAGCAGTTGCGTCCACACCTGCCCCTACTACACACACAGTTTCGGCTCTTACTAATTGCATAGTAAAGCCTGCAATAAGCTCTGACAAATACCGCAGTGCAATCGTGGACATGCGATTCGAACAAATTGACTATACCGCGGACGGTAAATTGGTAGTAGGATACGATGCTGTGTCTCAGGTTATTGATAAGATTGATTGTGTTGGATTTGATACAATTGTTTTTCAGACCAATATTCCCATTGATGTCAAAACTGGACATTTAGAATTGTATGACTCAAGCCCAATTGCCTACAACCGTGATAAGAACATACCTAAAGATTTTTGGCGACTGGTCAAGTACTCCAAAGACCGAGGACTCCGTGTGTTTATCAAAGCAATTCCAGTCAATCACATCAATGATGTAAATATCTGTCCTGGCTGTACCGGTTCAACATTTGCATTGCCACCTACATTCTCTACCGCAAATTTCTTTAACACTTTAGTCTCGTATCAACGAGTATTGGCCACAGAAGCAGAGAAATACAAAGTGGACGGGTTTTATATCGGAACCATGAACCTCGGGCTTGATACAACCCCTTACATGGCCGACTGGGACAACGTTATTGCTCAGATCAAAACTGTGTACACAGGCAAATTGATTTATGAATCCTGCGATCGCTGTACTACCCAGGTATGGAATCGAGTAGATCTTGTTGCAGTGCATGTTGGCACACAAGTGACCAAGTCCAGTGGCACCACATTGGCCAGTGTAATCAACGACACTGTGATATTTAATTTGATTGTTGACATTCAGCGCATTGCTACCCTGTATCAAAAACCAATTCTATTAGACACCATCCACATTGGTGCAACTGGCAAAGACGTAGATCCCAGTGTTGTACCTTGGGTTAACCAACCGCTCGACTATGCACTGCAACGAACCAAAATTGCGGCGGTGTTTGAACTGTTGGGATCCAAATTTAACAGCAGAGTTTCTGGGGTACAATGGTCCGAGTATATGCCATGGAGTCGGGCCGAATGGATACAAAATCCCAAACACAGTGTTGGCTGGGACTTTTATTACGCTCAGTATCACGGATTTGATTTGTTAAACAACGAATCTGCACAGATTCAACTGTCGGAATATTTTAGTAAGCCTTGGGGTTACACCACTGTCAAATAAAAGGATCAATTATGACTTTACCACACACAAAAGAAATCGTTCCTGGGTTGCCGCAGGAAATTAACAAACAACATGCGCCTTGGACTGAATTGGTACGTGAAGATTTTCATGTACAAGTGTTCGAGGATATCTATCCTGTGACCCCAGGACACCTGTTGTTTGTACCTAAATACAACACAGTGGGTGTGCTGATGGATGCTGTGCAAGATGCAATCTATCACGGGCAATCGCAGGTCGAATTGGGTGCCTGGGATGGATTTAACATTGGATTAAACTATGGTGCGGCAGCCGGGCAGACAGTGCCTTGGCCACACGTACACTTGATTCCACGAAGAACTGGCGACGTAGAGGATCCCATTGGCGGTGTTAGGAATACCATTCCCGGCCAAGGCAACTATCGCACAGGCAGTTATACGCATCCCGATGTGTGATACGATAAATATTTCTTTACAGCGGTCTTCGGCATCATTCCCGCTTTACAAACTCTGCTGCCTATGCTACAATAACATAGGAGAAACAGCATGACAACATTAAATCCCGTAGTTTACAAATATACAAGTACTAAAGAGTATCACGACGCATTTCCATGTGCGTATAGACAGTGGAGGGCAGACAGTCATTGTAATTTGATACATGGATATTCATTCAGTATGAAATTTTACTTTGGTACCAATGAACTGGATGTTCGCAACTGGGCCGCTGATTACGGTGGACTTAAAGAACTTAAAAAGACATTAGAAGACCAATTTGATCATACACTAATTGTGGCAGCGGATGATCCAGAAATGGCCACATACAACTTGTTAGTGGAAAAGAAAATGGCCAAGGTTGTAGTATTACCTCGCCTAGGCTGCGAAGGACTCAGTGACATGTTGTACAAGTATGTGAATGGAGTGTACATTCCCGAAATGTGGGGTCCAGGAGAGGCAGCTCGTTTGTGGTGCTATCGAGTAGAAGTACGTGAGACACAAGCTAACATGGCTTTCCGTGAAGGTCATCGTGAATGGAATGAGGATCTGTTTGCGTGAACATATTCATCACCGGCGGTAGTTCTGGTGTCGGTCAAGCATGTGTCAAACTGTTTGGCCAACACACAATTACAGCGCCAACAAGGAACGAACTAGATTTATCCAATTTTGAAGCAATAGATCAATTGGATCTATCTCCATACGACATTGTTATTAACTGTGCCGGTGCTAATGTAGGTGCGTTCCGGGGCTGGCAAGATAACACCTGGCAAAATCAGCAAAATCAAGTTGATGTAAACTTCACAGGCGCATTGCTGTTGGCCAAGCAATATGTTCAGCAACGTGCCACCGGACATTTCATTTATATCACCAGCAGTAACATTGATGATCCTATTGTGTATAACATATTCTACACTGCCGCCAAGGCCGCATTGCATTACAGTATGAATACAGTGAAGAAACAGTATCCCAACGTGCTCTTTACAGAAATCAGGCCTGGTAAAATACGTAGCAATATGTTAAAACAAAATTATCAAGGTGCAAAAACCCCAGATGAAATTGAAAAACTCTATGCCAAAGGTCCTGCACTGACACCTGCAGATATTGCTGAGGCCATTGCAACTGCTATTAAATACAAGATAGAACAAATCACAATAACTCCCCATGACAAATCGTGAATTTAAAATAGCCGTACTACTTCCCACGCACAAACGCACAGATGCACTGAGCCGCAGTGTGTTTAGTCTGCTGGATAATGCCCACGACTTGAGTCAAATACAATTTGTGTTTGGCATTGACAGCAACGATGAAATTGGGTGTGAACATTTTGTCAATGCGATTCAACCCGTACTAGACCAACGAGATGTAACGTATACTGCACTGGAGTTTGAACCGTTAGGTTACGGAGCACTCAATCGTTATTTTAATACACTTGCCACACATGCCAATGCTGATTGGTTGTTTGTTTGGTGCGACGATGCCATCATGTCAACACAAGCATGGGACCAACGTATTATAGAATGCACTGGAGAGTTCAAGTTGTTAAAAGTACACACTCACAATGAACATCCATACAGTATATTTCCCATTATACCAGCAGAGTGGCCAGAGCTAACAGGTTATCTTAGCAAGCATCAATTGATTGATGCTGAAGTTAGTCAAATGGCTTATCTGCTGGACATAATGAAAATCATTGAAGTAGATGTCACACACGACCGTCATGATTTAACTGGTAATAATGCAGATGAAAATGCCAAAAAGAAAAAGTACTTTGAAGGCAATCCAAAAAATCCCGAAGACTTCCATAACAAGTACGTCACACACAATCGGCTTGTGGATGTTGGTAAACTGGCTGCGTATATGCGATCTAAAAATATCGACACCGCCCACTGGGATGCGGCAGCCGCAGGAAAAATTGATCCATGGGCACTTATGAAGGCCAACGATCCAAACAATCAAACAACACAATTTAAACTTCCAAAATGACAACAGACATAACACACAGCAGACAGTTGGACACATGTTTAATCACTACAGAATCAGTGACCAAGGTATTGGACTTTGGACAACACGCCTACGCAGACACGTTTGTGTCCCGGGATCAGTTGAATCTAAGTGAGCCAGTGTTTCCATTGCAAGTACATTTGAATCCCAACTCAGGCATGTTGCAATTGGGGTATGTCAGCAATGCCGAAGCAAGATACAACTTGTACAGTTACAGTTACACATCCAGCAACTCAAAGACAGCAAGAGATCACTGGGACGAGTTTGCCACAACTATCAAATCAAAATACAACACTGCGGGTCTTGTGGTGGAAATTGGCAGCAACGATGCATACTTGATCCGACAATTCAACAATGAATCAACCGCCACGTTGGGCATTGATTCCAGCAGTGCAATGTGTGAGTTGGCCAAATCACAAGGAGTTGATGCAGTACAGGCATTATTTCATCCCAATGTTGCTTATGATCTTGTTCCCAAACATGGTCGTGCCTCAGTTGTCATTGCCAACAATGTATTCAATCATGCTAACGATCCTACAGAGTTTGCACATGGTGTAAGTTTTCTACTAGACACGGATGGTGTATTTGTGTTTGAAGTTCCATACTGGCTGGAAATGGTTCGTAGCGGACGCTTCACTGACATGGTGTATCATGAACACATCAGTTACTTTACTATCAAGAGCCTGCACAACTTGTTGGCAGAGGCTGGATTAGAAATTGCGGACTTTGATGTGGTTGATTATCATGGTGGTAGTTTGCGTGTGGTAGCAAGAAAAAGCACAGGTGCAGGAGTGCCGGAAAAGGTGTCGAATGCTATCCACACAGAAACCACTGCTGGCCTATTTGATCCAGGCTTTTACGTGGGCCTTCAAAAGAAGTTTGAACAACAACGCAACACATGGTTGGCTAAATTTTATCAAATACTACAAGACGAACCTGACGCTGTGATCATTGGCGTGGGTGCTGCCGCCAAAGCAAATACATGGCTTGCGTGGCATGGCCTAAATAAAACACACCTGCATTGTATTACCGATGCTAGTGAACACAAGCAAGGTAAGTATACTCCTCTTAGCCGTATACCAATCTTAGATGATAATGAATTTGCAAAGTATCCCAATCCATACGCTCTAATTTTAAGTTGGAACATTGGCGAAGGTCTTAAGCAAGCATTATTACGCATCAATCCCAACACAAGGTTTATATCACAATGAAACAATACAACATTTACAACAACAACGAAACAGGGCTAGGAACGTTCAGCGACGACCGTGGCACAATTACAGATATCTTTTACAAGGCCGGTATCAATCACGCTTGCTTGATTACCAACACAGCCGGTGCAGTACGTGGTAATCACTATCACAAACACACTACTCAATATACCTATGTGCTCACAGGCAGTATGGTGTACTACAGCAAACCCGTAGACAGTGACGTAACACCTACAGAATTCTTGGCTAGAAAAGGTGACTTTATTATCAGCCCACCCAATGAGATTCATGCCATGAAAACCACAGTGGATGGCTGTACATTTATTGCCTTTGCCGAAGGTCCACGTGGCGGAGAAGACTACGAAACTGACACGTACAGAGTAGATTCAATCATTCCAGGAGATGACAAATGAACGTGGGTGTAATTGGAAAAGGTACTGTTGGCAAAGCAGTGTACGAAGGACTAGAGTATCTGGGCCATAACATGTGCTTCTTTGATCCTGCATACGAAGGATCATCTATCATGGACGTTATAGACGCTGATTGTGTTTTTGTCAGTGTGCCAACCAATCAAGCACCGAACGGAGACTGTGACACCAGCATTGTAGAAAATGTAATCAAAGACCTTGATGGACTAAACTACCGAGGATTGATTGCAGTTAAAAGCACAGTGGTACCGGGCACAAGCGAACGGCTCAGTGCAGAGTATCCACGTATGAAAATCTGTAGTGTGCCAGAGTTCCTACGTGCCAAGACTGCACTGGCAGACTTTATTCACAATCATGATCTGTTGATCATTGGCAGCTATCGTGAAGAAGACTTTGAGTTGATTAAAAAGATTCACGGTTTCTATCCCAAGCATGTGGCCTGCGTTAAACCTACAGAAGCAGAAATTGTCAAGTATTTTAACAACGTACACCATGCCATGCAGGTGACCTTTGCCAACGTCACTTATGAAGTTTGTCAAAAACTAGACGCCAACTACATGAATGTGTACAATGCCATCACGCAACGTGACTGTATCAATCCTGCATACTTGATGGCCAATAAAAACACACGTGGTTACGGAGGCCATTGCTTGCCCAAAGACACCAGTGCGTGGAATAACTTGATCAAGAAACTGGGTCTTGACTTCAAACTGATTCAAAGTGTAATTGACGACAACGAGAAATTTATCAAATGAAAATATTAGTAACCGGTGCCAGCGGCTTGTTGGGCACAGAAATCTGCCGCCAACTCAAACACGATAAAAAAAATGTAGTATGGGCCATGGACAACCATAGTCGTAGCTCAACCATACCGCCCTGTGACAAGTTTATCGATGTGGACTTGACTGCAGGCGATGTGGCCTACGCAGACTTGCCTGTGGACTTTGATTACATCTATCACTATGGTGCAATCAACGGAACCAAGAACTTTTACGAGCGTCCCAACCAAGTGTTATGGAACAACATGGTCGGCGACTTCAATGTATTTGAATTTGCCGGCATGAATAAACAGTTAAAAAAACTAGTGTACGCTAGTTCCAGTGAAGTAGTAAGTGACGATCCGGTTAGTCCTGTGGCTGAGCATACAGATATCACGATCAACAATATTCACAATGCTAGATGGAGTTATCGTTTGCCCAAGATCTGTGCAGAAAACTACTTGACCAACTCACCGTTGCCCTATGTAATGATACGGTACTTTAATGTGTATGGTGACAACAGCAAGGCTGGTCATTTCTTGGCAGATCAAATTGCCAAGATTCAAAATGGTATATTTGAAGTTGTTGGCCCGGAAGAAACACGCAGTTTTTGTCATGTAGAAGATGCTGTTCGAGCCAGCATATTCTGCGCCAAAACACAAACACGTGAATTGTTCAACATAGGCAATGATAGAGAAATTACCATTCGGGATGCAGTAAAAGTCATTGCCGAAGAACTGGGTCACACTGACCCTGAGTGGACTTCCTCTCCTGGCAAGGCCGGCAGTACTGCAACACGTAGACCCAACATTGACAAACTGAGATCGGTCATGTCCGATTATAAACCAATGTCATTCGAGCAAGGTGTCAAACGAATTATTAAAAATTTAGTTGACAAGTCTTAACTGATTAGTATATAATAGCATATGAAATTAAAAGTATCAGAACTATTCTATTCGGCACAAGGCGAAGGTCGCTTTATTGGTGTACCCAGTGTGTTTTTACGCACATTTGGCTGTAACTTTACCTGTGCAGGTTTCGGGTGCCGGCCTGGGGAGAAAAGCACAGAAGCAGATGAAGTTGCCAAGAGTGTACACTTGTATAAAACATTTGAAGAACTGCCGCTTGTGAACACCGGTTGCGACAGTTATGCAAGTTGGCATCCAGACTTCAAAGAACTTAGCCCTACATATGAGATTGATGAACTAGTAAACAAAATGCTAGACTTGATTCCTGACCGTCGTTGGACCAATCGCACAGGCAATGACACACATCTTGTGATCACAGGCGGTGAGCCATTGCTGGGATGGCAACGTACATATCAAGACTTGTTTGATCATGACGATATGCGTGGCATTAAGAATGTTACATTTGAGACCAATGGTACTCAAAAGTTACAGCCCAAGTTTAGAGAATATCTTAACACATGGCTGGCAGGACACAATGAACTTACATTCTCTGTAAGTCCCAAACTCAGTGCCAGCGGAGAAGCATGGGCAGAGGCAATTAAACCCGAGATTGTGGCAGACTATCAAAACTTTGGTACTGTGTATCTTAAGTTTGTGATTGACAGCGAAGTACACTTTGAAGAAGTAGATCGTGCTGTGGCCGCTTATCGTGCCGCAGGATTTGAAGGCGTGGTATATGTTATGCCACAAGGTGGTGTTGTTGCTCCATATGCAGAGAACCGTGTGAATGTTGCAGACTGGGCACTTGTGCGTGGATACTACTATACTCCAAGATTGCACGTTGATCTGTGGGGTAACGGATGGGGAAAATAAAAGGAAATTAATGAGTTATCTATTTACAAGTGAAAGTGTATCCGAAGGACATCCGGATAAAATTGCAGATGCTATTAGCGATGCTGTTCTGGACTTGGTAATGTCCAAGGAAAATCCTGCACTACGCTGTGCTTGTGAAACACTAGTGACTACCAATCGTGTTGTGGTTGCTGGCGAATACAAAGGCATCTTACATGCCGAAGAAGTTGAATCAGCAGTACGCAGAGTTATCAAAGACGTTGGGTATGAACAGTCTGGGTTTGATTGGCGCACTGTTGAGATCACCAATTTGTTACATGGTCAAAGTGCAGACATTGCACTGGGCACAGATACATTCGGTGCAGGCGATCAAGGACTGATGTTTGGATATGCTTGTAACGAAACCGATACACACATGCCCAGTGCCATTTATTGGAGCCATCGTATTGTGGAAGAACTTGCACGACAACGCAAGGAACTGGGCATTGAATGGCTAGGCCCAGATGCCAAGAGCCAAGTGACATTTGAGTACAATGATGCTGGCACACCCAAACGTGTTGCTAAAGTTGTTTGTTCTACGCAACATAGCGATGATATTGAAACAGCGTTACTCCGCAACAAAGTAGAATCAATTATCCGTAATATTCTTCCTAAAAATTATGTTGATAATCAAACCGAATTTTATATTAACCCCACTGGTAGATTTGTCGTTGGTGGTCCTGATGGTGACACTGGGCTTACTGGTCGCAAGATTATTGTGGATACATACGGCGGGTATAGTCCTCATGGTGGCGGGGCTTTCTCAGGAAAAGATCCCACTAAGGTTGATCGAAGTGCTGCCTACTTGACACGTTGGATTGCCAAGAACATTGTGGCCAGTGGTCGAGCAGATTGGGCAACTGTACAGATCAGTTATGCTATTGGCATGGCACAGCCCATGAGCTTTTACGTCGAAACAGACCACAAACCACAAAGTCGTGAATTGACCAAGTGGGTGCAAGACAACGTTGATCTAACACCTCTAGGCATTATTGAACGATTTGATCTCTTCCGTCCTATCTACAGTAGCACAACCAACTACGGACACTTTGGCAAAAACTATTTGCCTTGGGAAACTGTGGATTTATTCTAAGGAAACTATATGGGATTTTTTGATAGATTTAAAAAGAAACCTGAACCTAAACCCAAGGCTGATCCCAAGCCCAAGGTACCAGTAAAAACTGAAAAAGAAATTGCCACAGAAAAAGGCGAGCCCTATGTGGCAATTCTCAGCATGCAAGTGGATCCCGAGAACATGCATCAAGGTGCATTTGAACTGGACTGGAACGACAAGTTTGTTGCCAATTTGATTCGTGCTGGATATCAAGGCAAACCCGACGACAAAGATTCAGACATTGTTGATCGTTGGTTCCAGAATGTTTGTCGTCATGTTGTGATGGAAACATGGGAACAAGAAATGGCAAACAATCCCAATCGTGTGGTGAAAAGTCGCGACATAGGGGATGGCCGATCCGAAGTGTCATAATGCTGATATATTTCAACGGTGATAGTAACGTAGCAGGTACAGAGTTGCCGGAGTCTACTCACGGAATGGCACCTAAGTTAGCCGAAAGATTCAACGGGCAATACAAAACAAAATTTATCAACGATGCAACCCCGGGTGCAAGTAATGATTTAATTTACGAACAAACACTGGATTTTTTAAACAATCCCAGCAGTCCAAAACCTGATCTAGTAGTGGTTGGATGGACACAGTTTAATCGCGTACAATGGTTTTTAGTTGACGAGTGGGGCAAGGGACGATTTTGGGAAATAAACCAAATTGGAGTAGGTATTCCTGTTCCTGAGGAATATAAAGATCGATACAAACATTATGTTGAAAATGTGCAACCTGATGGTTACTGGCGGTTGGTACAAGGTGCTTATTGGCACAATAAAATTTTTAACATACACAAGTTGTTAGAGTACAAAAAAATTCCGCATTTGTTTTTCAATGCGTTTGATGAGTTTATTTTGCCAAGTGAAGTAAACCAACTTGACTGGAACAATGCATTTTTAACACCTTACTCTAAAGAATTAATCTACACTGAATGGTGCCAGCGCCAAGGTTATAAAGAAATAACTCCAGGATGGCAACACTACGAAAGTGCGGCTCACACTCAATGGGCAAATGTCATGCATGACCATATTACAAAACACAACATTGTATGATTCTTTATGTAAACGGTGATAGCCACACTGCGGCTGCCGAAGCAGTTAATCCGCATGCATTTGCCATGGACGATGGACAGTTGTTTTACATGGGTCGTGCTCCGCATCCAGAAAATTTAGCAGTGAGTTGGGGCAGGCGGTTAAGCGATGCACTACGAGCCAGTTTTCACTGTGATGCTGAAAGTGCCAGCAGTAACACTAGAATTTTACGCACAACCAGAGATTGGTTAAAAAAAATACATCATGTTGAAGAAGTGCTGATGGTAATACAGTGGAGCACCTGGGAACGAGAAGAATGGTTGATTGACGGAGTATATTACCAAATTGGTGCCAGTGGCCAGGATGATGTTCCCGACAAGCATAAACAACGCTACAAAGAGTTTGTAGTCAGTGTAGATTGGAAACAAAAAACTCAACAAGCACACGATGAAATTTGGAAGTTACATACCGAACTAAACAAACTGGGTGTTAATCATATCTTCTTCAATGGTAATAATGATTTTAGTAGTATTAAGAAACCAAAAAAATGGGGCAACAGTTACATTGACCCGTATAACTCAGAAGGCACATATAATGCTCGAATCAGAGCCGCAGGAATAGAAACAGTTGCACCCAATTCATGGCATTTTGGCAAGGATGGCCATAGCTTTTGGAATCGTTTTATGTTACAATATATCAATACCCACAACAAAGTCTAAGGTTCTCTATGCGTTATGTGTTAATTGACACAGCTAATATGTTTTTTCGTGCAAGGCACACTGCATTTCGTGCGTCAGATCCATGGGAAAAAGTTGGGGTAGCACTGCACACAACGCTGATGAGTGCTAACAAGGTTGTTAAACGTTTTGAAGCAGACCATGTTGTTTTTGCACTGGAGGGACGTAGCTGGCGCAAAGATCACTACAAACCCTACAAAGCAAACCGTGCTGTAGCCCGTGCCGCTCTTACAGAAACAGAAGCAGAAGAAGATAAAATGTTCTGGGAAACGTATGATAATTTGACTAAATACTTGTCAGAAAGAACCAATTGCAGTGTGATTCGATGTCCCACTGCAGAGGGCGATGACATTATTGCCCGTTGGATTACCCTACATCCCCAAGACGAACACATTGTGATCAGTAGCGACACAGATTTTGTGCAGTTGCTGGCCGCAAACGTAAAACAATACAATGGTATCACAGACGAACTTATCACCACAGAAGGCATTTATGATGCCAAAGGTAGACCTGTAGTTGATAAGAAGACCAAGGAACCCAAACAGATTCCTGATCCTGCATGGTTGTTGTTCGAAAAATGTATGCGTGGCGATACCAGCGACAATGTGTTCTCTGCATTTCCTGGTGTGCGAACAAAAGGCACCAAGAACAAGGTGGGTCTACAAGAAGCATTTGCAGACCGTACAACCAAAGGCTACAACTGGAACAACATGATGTTGCAAAGATGGACAGACCATAACGGTGAAGAACATCGTGTGTTGGATGACTATGAACGCAATCGTCAGTTGATTGATCTTACACATCAACCACAGGCAGTAAAAGACACAGTGGATCTTGCTATCATTGAACAGATCTCGCACAAGGATATCGGACAGGTGGGCGTAAGGTTTATGCAATTTTGCGGCAAGTATGATCTAGTACGATGTAGTGAAAACGCCGAAGGGTTTGGCCGTTGGTTGAATGAAACATATAAAGGAGTTTTAAATGTTAGTAGCTAAAGTCGTAGCAGACAAACAGTTTTGGATCTTACAAGAAGATGATCGCAAAGTTGGCAACATCGAAGCATGGAATGGCGGATATCAAGTTCGTATCAACAATCAAGTCAAGCAATTTAAAACAATCAAACTTGCGGCCAAAGAATCAAACATTGTATTTGCCAAAGAACAAACAACATCCAAACCTGACAATACCTCTGTACACGGATATCCGGTAGCAGGTCGTTGTTATAATCCTGTGTGGGACGTGGTGCATCACTTGCCAATCTACACCAAGACTGCCAAAAGCAAAAGTTGGTTTGCCGCAGGATGGTATTCTATCAAGCGTGGACGAAATTGGAAGATCATTCAGGATCCCAAACTGATTGCACTACAACGCTATCCTTACCAAGGCCCATTTAAGAACAAAGAACAAGTGACACTATGACAAATCCATTCCGAGATCAAGAAAAGTTCATGAAGGCCTGTGACCAAAAGGTCGATGCCTACTCTATTTCACAATATAAGATGTATTTGAATCTAATAGACGAAGAGCATCGAGAACTTCGAGAAGCCGTCGAAGCCAACGACTTGACTGAACAACTGGATGCACTGATTGACATCTTGGTTGTTACAATTGGAGCCATTCATTCAGCAGGCTTTGATGGCGAAGGTGCATGGAAAGAAGTTATGGCAACCAACTTTGCCAAGGTTGATCGCGAAACAGGCCGGGTGCGTAAACGCGAAGATGGCAAAGTGCTCAAGCCTCAGGGATGGACTCCGCCAGACTTAAAAGGATACTTGACAAGATGATACACATTCAACGATTTATCGAACGTCTTCAAGGATTTGAAGCACGTGGTGCCAGAGACTTTACCATGCCCATCAAAGATGCCAAGGATCTCCATGCTGACCTCACAAGGCTGTTGATCGCACTACAGGCCGCAAGAGAATCTGCTGTAAATGCCGCACAAGAAAGCGAAATTACAGTGGAAATGAAGGGTGGAGCATTTTAAAAAGTCCCTATATTTGTCATAAATAAATGTAGGAGTTTAATGAATGTCAAGACCAAAACCCAAAGTTATTCTAGAACTGACAAATAAAACCACGTACAAAACTGAACAGGTTTTATCGTCAGCAGGGGTGTGGGCTGTGTTCTACAACAACTCTCCTATTAATCTCAAAACCAGCAACATGTTGGTGCAACACCCTGGGCCCAAGTACAAGAAAGTCAGTTTCTCCAATCCCGGCCATGCACACAATCTTTCAAAGAAACTAAACGCACAGTTCAAGACCGACAAGTTCACTGTGGTATTGTTGACCCAGGGCGACACAGTTCAGCCCAGTGGTGCGTGATAAACTAAAATTAACCCAAGCACTGGTGGCCAATCTGCCAGAAGAATTTGCCGAGCCCGTTGAAGTTGCTGTCAAGACTTGGTGGGCAAACATTCGTAAGACCGGTGGCCTGCGTCTTACCGAACATGGATTTTATGTGTTCAGTCGTGTGTTAGATTTAGCACATTATGAACTAGAGATCAAACCAACCCCGGGCAATCGACGCATTGTGTTAACTCTTGATCGCAAACTGCAAAGTCCGTATTATATTAGAATTGACAAACGCATACCAACCAGTGTTTATATGTTTGGTAGTCGCGAAGCAGTCATGTCACAACTGTATGGTGATCTAGAAAAGTTCCTGCGCAACTATTGACTGTAACTCTGATCGTTGAGTTTTTTCTAGCACATCTTTTAAAAAAACATTTTGTTGTAACAGATCATAATTGTGCTGTAGGCGTGTTAACTCAATGCTGACAAAAGCTAGATCAAAATTTGTCAACAGTTCAAGATTGCGTTCTACAGCATAGTTGCATCGCAGTTCAGGATCTGGTTCGCTTTGGTAACTATGATCAACAATGTCATTAAACACATCAAATCCCATGCTGGCCATATAATCTGCTATGCGCCAACCGCCAACCCAAATTGGAATAGTTCCTGCATACAATGCCATCAACGTCTTTTCTGTTACTATAGTTTCTTTTTCATAATACGCAGGTTCAGTTATCAAAGAAACACAAGCAGGCTCAAACACTGTTTTCTGCAACAATTTATTATAGGTGTGTGCATTTTTAAATGAACCGTTACGAACTCCTTGATCCATTGCAACTTCGGGGCCAAAGACATAGTTGGTTACAGGTATGGTATTAATGTCATTTGTTTTCCACGCAAGAGAATGACAATAATTGGTTAATTTATGTTGTTCGATTAATGCCAACAATCGACGTCTGTTGGGTCTGGGTTTGTTGATCATAAAGTTGAATGTAGTTGTTTTACAACTCCAATCTGGTTGTATGTCTTGATGTATAAATTCTTTATTTTCTCGGGCCAAAAACATAGGTAAACAAACATGCGGATATTGGGTTAATCCTTCTTGCATATTGACGTGATCAAATACCAACAGATGCTGTTGCGGATCACATGAACTGTTTTCCAATAATTTTTCCACATGATAACAATGTTCGTCGGGATTATAGTGGTGGTCACGAACCAAAATAATTTCGGGGCTGGACAGAATCTCGCCAGAGTAGGTGTAAGTAGGACCGTGTATTTCAATCATTGTTTATATTTACAAGTAAATACCAATATGACAGATATAATAAAAACAGCACTTGGGTCAACATACTGCATGTTTTACCATCCAGCATTTCCCATTGCACAACTAACTCCGGTACAGACACTCGAAGGATCTTGTTCTGTGGTAAATCAAGCATTAGATTTGTATGGCACTGATTTGTTGTCTTGGCCAGCAGGACTGCAAAACGAAATTGCAAAATTACTGCGGGTCAACTATTTTTATCAAAATTTACACAAAGAGCCCATACGAAAGCCCTTGTTGATACACCAACAACATGAACAGTACATAGTTGATTGTGGCGACACACGACTGATGACACTGCAACTAAATCCCAAAATATCCACAGTCAGTGTTGTTATAACATGCACAGCATCGAACGCTGTACAATACAACACTTGGCAGCAAATTAACAACGATCAAGACTTGATAAGATTGATCAAGTTTGATACTAACCATACAACAATATTAGTTACACCTTCCCAGCCTGGTGCCGACCATGGACTTGATTGGCTGGAAATTGGCGATCACAGCACTACACATCATCTACATAACATTGATCTTAGATTGACAATGATGCAAAATTATCTTGACGGTCAAGTTAAGAATTTTAAATTTGACACTGAATGGGTTCGATCGCCTGTGGATTGGTTAGCGTTTGTGTAAGTATGCTGATCCACTGAGCAAAATCATTGGGCCACCGAGCAGCCATTGCGGCCAATACAGTTTGATTGTGTGTGGCAGCACGTTGACATCTGTCTTGTAGCAGAGTTAGATCTTGAGACTTCAATGATTTAATAGTTTCAAGGCTTTTCCATACAAATATGCGTTGCTTCTCTTGCACTTCTATTAGTCTATCGTAATGGTTGTGGTCTATTAGATCTGACACAGTATCAAATCCCAAGCTAGTTAAATAGGCCACTGTGTATCGACCCGACGATACGGTCCACGGAGCAGGTGTTACCAATGCTCTGAATATTTTTTCACTCAGTGATATGTTGTTGTCACTGCTGTAGGTTTCGGCCACAATGTTAACATATGACCGATTAAAAATTTCATCATGTTCTATTTCATAATTGCGCACAGGCATTTGTGCTGTTAGCAATTCATAACTTTTTTGATATTTTGATTTGTCTTCGTTGCTGGTCTGGTTCCAATGGTTATTCCAATGTTCTAATGCCCGGGTTGTGGAAATAAGAGCAGGGTCTGACACTACGGAATTTCCTGGACGATAACAGTTGAAATTTACATGGCCTTTGTGCAAATGTACTCTGAGTCCGATTTCCAACATCAGCATAAATCTGCGTTGGTCAATTCGATTTACTGCAAAAGAAAAATCTCGTTCTGGCTGCCATGTTTGGTTGCTGGGCACATAGTGATAGATTCCCAAGAAACTAGCGGGCAATCTTATCACATGGTACTGCGTGGGACAAGTGATATAGTTGTCGGTTATGACTGTGGTATTGGCATCAAACAAGTAGGGCAAGTCACTGTGATAGTCTGTACTACAACTTCGTATATCGTCAACCAGGCAAACGATCACTGTTTGGTTTGATTTTTTCCATATCCGTGGATTGTCAGTTACACTAAACCCGGTATCGCGTAGTGTTTGATATATTGTGTTATTGATGTTGTATTCGTGTACTAGACATTGGCTTTGATTCCAAATCTCGCCGCTGTGTACTCCGTTGAATGCTTGTTGCATAGTGTACTTATTAAGGCAAATATCTTGAAAAAAATTTGCATTTTGAACAACCAAGTGGTTGACCTTGTATAAATAAACCTATACAATACACACATGCGCCAATAAAAAGGTGTATATAAATTTAAAGAAACAAAAATGCAAACAAACGTATTACATTCTATATCAAATTGTTTAGCCAAACAGGCCGGCTTCGCGCCCTCTATTTGGTCGGCAATCAATAGCATGTCATATGATCGCACACCAGAGGGTACCAGGGTCCAGGAGACCATGTCGTAAATAAAAGTTTACACACAAACTCCAAGGACCCTAGGATTAAAAACCCTAGGGTTTTTTGTTTTTAGAAAAGGAAAAATGAAGAAATTAGATTTAAAACAACGAATGCGTGAAGTAAAGTACACAACAGAGCACACACTGACACCGGAACAACGTGAAAAGTTGATTCGGGAAAAGTTGGAACGTGCTAGGTTGGAACTCGAAACTCGCATGCGAGTCAAGAATCAACTTTGGACATAGATCCTAAAGTGTTGACAGGAAACGAGGTCCTGTGCTACACTATAAACAAGCACGAACGGGCGGCGACTAGGATGGAATCCCTTGTGTGGGAGGAAAAATTAGTTCGTATTAAAGCATTCTTTAAGAACAGGCAGCCTAAGTATTTTAGAGTGCTTTAATACACACATTGGAAACAGTGTGTTCGACGTATATGCACAGGTGGCGGAATGATTACGCAACGGATTGCAAATCCGTATCATGCAGGTTTGAGTCCTGTCCTGTGTTCCAATTTTACAAAATAAAGATATGAAATTATTTGCCGCAGTACTTTTTTGTACAGTTTTATCCAATGCAACGGCCCACGCACGTGAGCCCACAGTGTTGGTCTACAACATCAATGCACAGCGCACGGAACTGAGTCAAAATAGTGATCAAATCAGATCAATGGCCAGTGTGACCAAGTTGATGACTGCCATGGTTGCATTGGATCACAACAGAGATCTTCAACAGCAGTTGGTGCTGAGAAAAAACACCGGCAGTCGATTGCCGCCCGGCAGGTACACCAGAGAACAGTTGTTGCTGGCCATGCTGGTCAGCAGTGACAACGGAGCAGCCGAAACCATTGCACAGAACTACCCCGGAGGCCGATCTGCCTTTGTAGCTGAAATGAATCGACATGCCCGGATGTGGAATCTTCGAAATACTAAATTTGTAGATCCGTCAGGCCTGGGTGTGTTCAATGTGTCCACTGCACGGGATCTAATAGAAATGGTACAGATTGCTGCCAACTATTGGTTTATACAAGAAGCCAGTGGGCAGTCAACTGTGCTGTTGAAAAAACTTGACAAAATAGGCGGCAGCTCTGTGAACCTGGTTCACACATCCCGTCCACTGTTGGCAGAGTTTACCCGTGTGGACGTGAGCAAGACTGGATTTACTAATCTTGCTGGATGGTGTGTGGCCATGCTGGTAGAACACAACAAACAACAGTACGCAGTCATTGTGCTGGGTGCCAGTTCCAAACTGGATCGCAGTGCAATTATAAAAAAAGTTTTTAAAAATCTTTAACACATTTTAGGAAGATGATGCAGCGGGACCGGTCCTGCGACTGGCCTTGAAAACCAGGTTCTCTTAACAGGGATGGGGTTCGACTCCTCCGTCTTCCGCCAAACAACGGTGTGGTCCTATAATGGTATTAGAGCAGATTGCTAATCTGTCGCTCGGCGTAATCCGGGTTCTCGGTTCGAATCCGAGTCGCACCGCCAGTTAAGGGTCCTTGGTGAAATGGATATCATGCTTGGCTTCGAACCAAGCGGTGTGGGTTCGATTCCTGCAGGACCCGCCAATCATAGCCCGTTAGCTCAAAGGTAGAGCACTCGACTGATAATCGAGCGACCAAGGATCGTTACCTTGACAGGCTACCAATTTAATGTATCTCTGGTGTAATGGCAGCACCGCGGTCTCCAAAACCGTCAGTCAAGGTTCGAGTCCTTGGAGGTACGCCAATAATAACCCTACAGTGCGTAGGGTATACTAAAGTACTAAGTTGACAATTAAACGCCATTTTGCTACAATAGAAACAAGTTAAGAAATTAGCTGGATCTGCAAATAACCCTACACAGTGTAGGGACTTTGCAAAACAAATTGACTAGATATAGCCATTGTGTTATACTAGAGACTAGTTAGGAAATTAACTAGACGTTCTTTAAAAAGTTGTTGTTTTTGGTAACCCGTAAGGGTTGCTATTTTAAAACGTATTAAAGGTTACCTACACCGTTAGGGATCTAAGGCGAGGACTGTGGGGCCGCCCACGCTCAAGCTAGGTCCATGAAACCGGGCAGAAATGTCCAGAAAAGCGGCGGAGCATGTAGGCAGTAATGACCGTGCAGGTCTATAGGAGACGGTCCTATAGGTAGACATAGATGCACAATGGTTCCTTTAGTATGTTTTAAAATAGTAGATTTTGGTCTGTTCGTATAGAGGTTATTACTGTGGATTGTCTATCCACTTACGGGGGTTCGATTCCCCCACAGACCGCCAAGTTTTGAGAGCCACATCGCCTGGACACTTCTCTCGGCAACGAGACACTAGGTCCTGCAACCGTGGCTCTCCTCTTTTTGCTCGATTCGTCTATCGGTTAGGACATCTGGTTTTCATCCAGGCAAGAGCGGTTCGACTCCGCTATCGAGTACCAGACATGGAGATGCCGCCGTAATGGTATGGCAGGAGACTGTAAATCTTCCGACTTCGGTCACAATAGGTTCGATCCCTATCATCTCCACCATATCTATCATATATAATGTATGAACAATTTAAACGCATATAACTTAGAAAATTTTCGAAAAAGCTTTGAATCAACTGATTTGGCACGTAACGTAAAACAAGATTTTGATTTGTTGACTTGGGAAACTAATATACCAACTTTGGGCTTTATGGGAATGACGCCGCGCGAATATCGTGGCAAAAGAATATTTTCAATGGTTCCTTTTTACTATATTTTACAATTAGCATCAAGCTCTAAAATTTATGATATTGGATGTGGGTGGAACATATATAAAAAATATATTCCAAACATAATCGGCATTGATTCAAAATCATTAAATTTTTATGCTGACCAGGTTGGGTTTGTAGATGATGCGTTTGTCAAGGAAAATACAGAAAAATTTGAAAATATCATGAGTATGAATGCTTTGCATTTTATTCCATTGTCGCAATTTTCTAACAGGATCAATCAAGTCTTACAAATGACCAAACCAGGTGGTAAAATTTTTATCATGATGAATGTGTGTCATATGATAGGTGCAGAGACTACAGAAATAAAAAATACTGCATCAACATACATACGTGATCAAATTGAAATTTTTAGAGATGAGATTTTGTGTTTTGAACTTGATGATACTCATATTGGATCTAACATGGCCGAGGGAACATTAAGAATGGTACTACAAAAACATGAATAAAAATTTGCTTATCACGTTTGGGTGCAGTTGGACCTATGGAGTTGGTGTAGGATATCAAATTGAGCAATCCACTGCTGTGTATAATTCTATTGCATGGAATTCAGACATTTGTGGGACAAAATCATTTCGTGGTGTTTTGTCTAAAAATTTTGCATTAGATAACAAAAATTTTGCACATGGTGGAAGCAGTAATCAAGCTCAATTTAATTATGCTAAAAGATATTTTAGTAAAATTGATTTCAAATGTGATCAAGAAACATATGATAAAATTATTGTATTGCATGCAATCACATCAACTGCTCGAAATGTATTTTTTGATTTAGACACAATGTCTGTGTTACATTGCAAATATAATATGCCAAATAAATTTAGCGAGTTTATGGTTAAACATTCATATGATCATAATCACGAAGTACAACAATTAGAAGTTGAGATGAATTTTTGGAATGTTTTTTATAAGTCAATGGGGGTCAAAAATATATGGGTTGATACATTTAATCATCATCTGTATCATCAACCCATCGACAATATGATTGATATACCTGATAGAGATTTAATGTCACAATTGTGTTTGAGAAATAACATGAAAAATGTTGATAACAACTATCATTATTCAAATTGGGTTGTAGACTCCAATAGAGTAGCGTTTTTAGTTGATATTGGATTGTTAAATCCAATATCACATCATCCTACAGAAAAAGCTCATATTCAGATTGCTGATTTTATTGCTCCTATGATAGAATCTAGGTTGTAAAGATTCTCGTCAAGGTATGAAAGAATACTATGCTTATGCTTATTTGAGAGAAGAACCCGTCGGGGTAACGCCTGGCTAGTATGACCCGTACGAGAGAAGTGAGTTCGTTACTCAAGGGTGGTAGTCTTCTTACCAAAAGGCCGCTAGCAATGCGATAACGGTCCCTGTCGGGAAGCGGGTGGAAGGAGTGTGTGATGCATAGAATCGCTAACCTTAGTTGAGTTAGATTCCGGATTAATCTATGTTGATACTCTATAATTACCGCCGGGGGATGCAGAGCATATTGGGGGATTGGTATACTTGGCTAACACACCTGGTTTGCAACCAGGAGCAAACGGTTCGAATCCGTTATCCTCCACCATTTTATAAAAGGAAACTGTATGAAACGTAAATCGATCGTGCGCGAACGTAACTGCTTCGTTCGTCTTGCACTGTTCCGCAAAGCAGGTTCGCATCGTAAGAGCAACAAGGCTCTGCGTCGAGCACAAAAACAAAGCCCATTAGGGGGTGAAACTTTAAGGTGAAGTAACGGACTTTTAATCCGTAAAACAGGGATCGTTCCCCTGCACCCCTACCATATAAAAGCACATTACACGGCTACCCTGCGTGGTTGCAGGCTGTTAGTGGCGCTTAACAACCAGGGCGCATATAGTGTGCTTTTATATGGTGTGTAAAACCAGTTAATAAATAAAATTATGAAAATTAAACTACCCCAAGAACTACATTGGCTCTGCCCTGTTGCAGTGCCTGACCTAATTAGATTAGGTGGAAAAATGGACGGCGGCTACATTTTGCCACGTTCAGCAGTGGACCAAGCACAGGGTCTGTTAAGTTTTGGACTAGGTGACGATTTTACATTTGATCAAGACTGGCATAATCTCAAACCTACAGATCCGATTCAGATGTATGATGCCAGTGTCACTAGAGATACCATGCGTATCAGCATCAATACGCCGGTTCGTGGACACTTGGATATTCGAGCCATGTACGATGAATTCTTTCAAGATAACGTAAAACATTGGCCAGAGTTTATTGGGCCAGAAAATTTTGTTCGGGCCCTAGACAGAATGGGCGTAGACCAGGTGTTCATCAAGATGGACATCGAAGGTGGTGAATACAGTTTGATTGAAAGCATCGTACAACATCGCGATCGCATTGTAGGCGTTGCAATGGAATGGCACAACTGTGCCAATCGTAGCAAACAATGGCACCAGGCTGTGGAGCGGTGGCAAGAGCACTATGCCATTGTACACGTACACGGCAACAATCACGTGAGCTATGACACTGATGGCGTTTTTGGATGTATGGAACTGACACACATTCGCCGAGACTTGGTGCCCGGAAATGACTTGCGTCGCGAGTCTTACATACACGGCTTAGATTATTCTAACGTGGTCGGTCTCTCTGATCTCGAATACTACTTCGACTGATCGGTGATGTAGCATAACGGTAGTGCGCCTCCTTCATACGGAGTCCGGTGGTAGTTCGACTCTACTCATCACCACCACATGCGGGATTAGTTTAATGGTCAAACGAAACCTTGCCAAGGTTTAGTCAGGAGTTCGATTCTCCTATCCCGCTCCAACAATTATTACTGGGGGTTAGCTTAGTTTGGCCTAAAGCATTGGACTTTGACTCCATGATCACTGGTTCGAATCCAGTACCCTCTGCCATTCTCGCTTTAGTATAATGGATAATACAAAGAGCTTCTACCTCTTGAATGTGAGTTCGATTCTTGCAAGCGAGACCAACACGGAGTAGTTAGTGTAAAGGTCAACACCACGGATTGTGATTCCGTTAATATGGGTTCAATTCCCATACTTCTCCCCAGCATGTGATCAATAGTGGTCTTTAAGAGTCTTGATCCAGTTGACTGCAGATTCATGATCACCAAAGTAACGCATAATTAGCCGATCATTGAAAATATCATTGACAAAAATATAAGATGTGTTATACTCACTGAGTGACAGATGCACTTGTAGATGTCCACTAACTGAAATAAAATCTTGTGTTTGCGTTTGCATACAGATATTTATATCGCAATTTAACCCAAATAAATACCCCAAAGGAAACAAATGAAAACAACATCTACATTTAAACTCAGCAAACGAACAAAAACATTGATGGCATTGTTAAAGTTTAAAGATCAACACGATCGCAACGGA